AATAACTATGGCAATATTAAAAGAAATTATTGAGGGTACTAAAATTATTAATGAAATTCAATCAAGTAATGTTATTAAAACAGAATATGATACTGAAACAAAAAAATTAATAGCAACATTTAAAAATAATGTGAAATATGAATATGAGAATGTTCCCCACCAAATCTACACACAATTTAGATTATCGGAATCTCAAGGAAAATTTTTTAGTGAAAAAATATCAAAAACATATAAATACAAAAAACTGTGAATTAAATTAGTTATTTGTTGTATTTATAGGTATGGAAAAATTTTCAGATATATTATCTAGTTTTAAAGTTAAGGATACTTTAAATCCCAAGATTTGGGATAATATAGATGATGATCCAAAAATGAAACCATTAATTAAAGAACGATTATTGGAAATTGCTTATGAATTTATTGATTTTTTAGGTATTGATATTGTCGTTACTGATATAATCATGACAGGATCGTTATCTAATTTTAATTGGTCAAAATTTTCCGATGTTGATTTACATATTGTAGCAAATTATAATCAATTTTCACAAAGTCAAATAGAACTATATAAAGAGTTTTTCAATTTAAAAAAAATAATATTCAATGAAAAACACGATATTACAATATATGGTTATGATGTTGAATTATATGTTCAAGATGAAAGTGAAACACATTTTAGTAGTGGTGTTTATTCCATATTATTTGATGAATGGATGAATAAACCAGAAAAAGAAGATGTTACCATTGATATGGAAAAGTTAAAAGACAAATCTAATCAATGGATGAAAATAATTGATAGTGTTATTGAAAATATCAAAGATGAGGATATCGAAACCGCTAAAGAGATGATATCAAAATATAAAGCCAAATTAAAAAAATATAGAACTTGTGGTTTAGAAAACGAGGGTGAATATTCTTATGAAAATTTGGTTTTTAAAGTATTACGACGAAATGGTTATATTGAAAAATTATACAATTTTGGTGACGAATTTTTAGATAAAAAGTTATCAATTAAATAATTTTTTTTATTAAAAACGGATTAATAATATATCATATATTAAACAAACGATGAATATGGTATATTTATATATAAAAATAATTTTATAAAAAAAACTAAAAATGGGAAATTTGAGACCAATTGGTAGTGAAAAACTGCAAGGTGAGGATAAGATTAAACGAATTATTGAAATATCGATGTATAACGATAAGTCATCTTCAGTTAATGAAAATAAAACTAATGAATATTCTATTGAAATGTCTGATGGGGTAACTTATGAGATAGTAAAAGAAAAATCAGGTTATATAATTAAAGAAAGAATTGACGAATCCACATCGGAATATATTGCACCTATGAAAAATAGAAAATATTATCCGTCATATTCTCAAGCATTTAAAAGATTAAATTTAATGGCCAAAGAAATCAATACTTTGGTTGAGAATACCGAAGGTATTTCATTATTTAACGAAGATAAAAAATTCATTTTAAAACGAAAAGAAAAAATGGATGAAATGGATATGAATACTGAGGAATTGGATGAACAAGTACCGGCAGCTCCGGCACCCGCACCAGCGGCACCATCTCCAGCTCCTGTATCGGCATCACCTGCTCCGGCACCTGAATCAGAACCAACTCCATCACCAGAACCTGAACCAATGCCAGAACCTGAAGAAGATATGGATCAAGAACAAGATGATGAAGAAATGTCATTTAAATCAATTCAAAAATTAACAGGTAAATTGGCTCAAAAACTTAGAACTTTTGGTCAAGGTGAAGAAGAAATGACATCTAATGATGTAAAATACGTTATTAATTCAATATTATCAGCACTTGATTTATCTATTTTGGAAGAAGATGATGTTGATGAAATATTATCTCGTTTTGAAGGTGAAGAAGAAATGGGTCAAGAAGATGAGTTCGATAATGAGGATGAATTTGAATCTGAAGAAGAGGAACTTGAAACTGAACCATCACCTGAAGGTGAAATGGCTGAGACTATGTCAATGGGAGATGCTTTAACGAAAAAAATACCAAGTATTTACGCGGGAAATATTAAAAAAGAATTAAATACTGAAATGGAAGATGAATTCGAAGATGAATCTAACTTCAGACCTAGAGGTGCAAGAAAACATCATTTTTCACACGGAACATTTAATGAATCTAAAATTGATAACATTATTAAACAATATTTTGTAATAGATGAAAAAGAGAAATCTATTATGGAAGAAAAAGAGAAAAAACAAATTATATTAACTGAAAATCGTTTAAAAAAGATTAAGTCTGAAATTAAACGATTATCTGAATCGATTCGACAAGAAAGATCTGCAGTTAAATTTTTACAAACAAATACATCGGCAAAATTAATTGGTTCAACTAATAAAGGTAATTTAGTTTTTGAATGTGAAAATAAAGAATACAAAATTTCACCAAAAGGAGAGATTATATGAATTATTTAATTTATATCAATGGATTAGGTTCTAACTATAGAGGTGAGAATATATATGAATTTATATTCTCAGATACTTTAGAAGTATGGGGTGAAAACTGGGAATCAAAACCCGCTAATGGATATCCTCTACCACCTGACATTGAATATATTAAAAAAGTTGGTGTATTAAAAATTAACGATATAACATTAGATTTAATTCAAGATTCTGATATTTTTTCAGTTATAGATGCAACTGACGATGTTATTGCATTAGGTTGGGAAATGGATAAAAATGATATTGATTTTTCAATAGTAAAAAGACTGGTCTTTAAATTCGGACAAAGTGAAGAAGAAGTTAAAAATAAATTATATGAGCGTGATATCGTTCTAGAATTTGATAAAAAAGTAGTATATGAAAACTAAAAACCACATATTAACATTATTAGAGAATGGTATACATTTCTCAACAATTTCAAGATTAACGGAATCTCAAATAATTAAACTTTCTAAGAGATTTTCAAATCAAGTGATTAATGAGCAATCTCAACCAGTTAAACCGGCTCAAAAGATAACAACAACTACGACATCATATAAAATTCCTCCGGGTACTGATGATACTGCAGTTCCAACTGGTGGTAAAAATGTTGTTGTATCCACAAAAGGGAATCAAGTAACTGTAACACCAATGGAAGAAAGTGAAATCACTGAAAAATTCGCTTCTAAATCACAACAAGGTTTATTTTATGCTAGATGTGGTGAAGGTAAAACAAAAGAAGAAAAAAAATGGTGTAAAATGGCTAAAGAATTTTCAGATAGTACTACTAAAAAAGATTATAAAAAAATGCCGGAAAAATTACACCCCGAAAAAAGTGTAAAAGTTACTGAAGATATTCATAAAGAAAGTTATGAAAAATTTTTGGAAGATAGAATTGTGGAAATGATTGAGAAAAATTTTGACACTAAATTAACTAAAGATAAAACGATAACTGAAAAATCGGAAGAAATGTTATTGAAAAATCCGAAAAAAATGTCTATGTTTGCTGACGAATCAGGAAATGAAATGAAAACAATGGACAAACCAATCGGAAAAATTCATTCTATGGGTAGAACTCATATGGATGAGAATGGAACTAAAGAAAAAGAAGCTCCAACAACACCAGGAATTAAAACTCCACCAAAAAGAAAAAATCCATTTAAAAGTCCTAATCCGGGTGTGAAAGAATCTCCTAGAGGTAATAGTAAAGAAGAAATTAAAATGGATTTTATTAAACAAATAAAAAGAGCTTTATATTAAAATATGGAAAATAAAGATTTAAAAACATTAATCAAAAAAGTACTTAGAGAAGCACCTATTGATTATGGTGATTATCCTGAAAGGATGGATCCAAAAACCGAAAAAAGAATAGAAGATCCTGAGAATATTTATGCTAAAAATAGAGCGTTTAGAGGTGGTGTTTCTGATGTGGAAAAAGTAACAGGTAAACGATTTAAAGAGATTGTTGATTATGTTAAAAGATATTTTAATACTGAAGACAATATTACAAGTCCTACGGTTAAAAGATCTATTCAATTTGAACAAATGAGATCAGTTCAACAAGCAATGATTATTGAATCATCACATAAAAGTGAATTAAAAGATCTAGCACTTGAAATTTCAGCAAAAGAAGAAGGATGGATGCCATATTCAATAACACTTGAAGAAGCTATCGAACAAGGTTTAATCCGTAAAAATCCAATAGAAGGTGCGGGAACTAGATATGAATTTGATTTTATTAATGTTGATGCATTTTTAAATGAAAAGAAAATTAATCCATCACAATTTCAGATGAAAGAAAAATCATTACCAAAATTAGAATTACCTGCTAATTTTTCATTTGATATTGATGAATTAACACCTGAAGAACAAAGACAATTAGAAATTGAGAAAAGACATATAATTAATGCATTAATTCAAGGTAGAGGTAAAAGAGGTCAATTTAGTTATCAAGCGTTTAAAGAAAGATTAGATGAAATTGATCCTAGATTATATACATTATATAATAAAATCATGTCAGCTAATGATTTAATGTATTTTACCGAAGAAGATCTTATTGAAGCAATGGGTGGGAATGCTGCAGGATCATCAAGTGTTGAAAGTGAAGACGAAGATGAAGGTGGTGAAGAAGGTGAAGGAAAAGATGTAGTTGTCGCTAATGGTATCATCTTCCCAATATTATTACATGAATTAGTTAAAGGATTTGCGTCTATCGCATCTAGAGAACAATGGAGAGATATTGATCCAAGTATGGCTCAAGATGTTATGGGTAAAACTGATGTATTTAGTAATGAACCAATGCAATTTAGAGTTGGTGGTGAATTAGTTAGAAAATTAAAAACATTATTACCTGATGAATTAACAATTAATTTAGAAGATAGAGAATTATTACCATTTTTCGAAAGAATTCTTTATTCAATACCAGCTAATGAATTTTTAAAAGATATTATGGCAAATGTAATATCTGAAGTACCAAGTGATAATGAAAAAGTAAAAAGAAAATTCCAAGAAATCTTATCTAAAGCGAAAAAAGATTATCAAACTTATAAAGGAGAAAATGATGATGATTTTGACGAAGAAGATGACGATTTATTATCTAAGTTAGGACTTTAACATCCAATAAATAATGTTTAATCCCCCTTTTAAGAAATTAATTGGGGGATTTGATATTTATATTAAAATAAGTTTATGGCTTTAAGTAAAGAACAATTGATGTTGGAATATGTGAAATGTATGAAAGATACACCATATGCTTTAAAAACATATTTACAAACATACGATAACACGGTATCACAATATGTCCCATTACAATTATTTCCCGATCAAATATCGTTATTAGATGACTATGAAAATTTTAATGAAAATATTGCATTAAAATATCGTCAAGCGGGAGTATCGACGGTGACAGCCGCTTGGGGTTCAAAAAAATTAGCATTCGCAAAAAAAAATAAACCTGAAAAAATTCTAATTATAGCCAATAAACTCGATACATCATTAGAGATGGCAAATAAAATTAGATCATTTGTATCTCAATGGCCAAAATGGGTTGGTGTTGATTTTTCACCTGAAAAGAATTCTCAAAAACATTATAAACTAAATAATGGTAGTGAAGTTAAAGCAGTTGCAACATCAAAAGATGCTTTGCGTGGTTTTACCCCAACAATTCTAATATTTGATGAGGCTGCATTTATCGATGCTGATAGTGATTTTTGGGCTGCTTGTATGGCGTCCTTATCTACAGGGGGTAAGGTAATTGTGGTTTCAACACCAAACGGATATGACCCAATTTATTATGAAATATATGATCAAGCATTAAGAAATATGAATGATTTTAAAATTTCTGAAATGTTTTGGTTTAGAGATCCTAGATACACTAAAGATTTATATTTGGTTAAAACTGAAGATATTATACACTATCTTTTAAATAAAGAAGATTATACTAAAGATCAAATTATTAGTTGGGAAAATATTCCCTTTGAAAAACGAGATTATGACGAATTGAAAAAAATTATGGAGAGTGGTTATAAACCATGTTCTGTTTGGTTCGAGAGTATGGTCAAAAAACTTAAATACGACAAAAGGAAAGTTTCTCAAGAGTTGGAATGTGTTGATGGTGATACCTTAATAACAATTAGGGATACATTAACTCTTGAGATTAAAGAAATGAAAATATCGGAATTTTATAATTTAATTTAGACAAAATAGTTTTTGTGTGATTTTACGCATATTTATCTATATGTTAATAGATGAAATTAAAAACGAAATTATAAAAACAGGATATATAGATAAAATTTCAATGGGTAATTATTTCCATATGAAATATAAAGATCTTTATAACAAAATTTTCACACTAACCGAAGAATTAACTACAACATATAAGGTTAATTTATCATTACGTGCTAGAGTAATATTCTTAATAAAATATGATTGTAATATTAATTTAATAATTAAAGATGGTAAATTTTTAACTTTTGATCGTAGTTTTGATGATTTTATTTATAAACATAGTAACTCAGCTAAATTGGGGTGGGATAAAATC